AACCATCAGGTTGCGGATCGTGTTAATTGAGGCTTGACCAGTAGGAAACTCTTTGATCACTAATTGACCATTGAATTCCTGCTCGAAAAGTTCAAGGCGTTCCTTCACATTAAGCTGTGCGCTAGGGTCCTTGAGTTTAAACTGTGGGATGAGCGTCATAACGGAGTCGAATCGCTGGGCGATCTTATCCTCGCTCATCTCAAGTGAAATGTACAAGACCTTCCTGCCTTCCATCAACGAGTGTACGCCCTGGTTGACCAGATACAGGGACTTACCCACGCCAGGAGGAGCAACGACCATAGCCAGTTCTTTACACCCCAAGCCTCCTTCGAGGGACTTGTTGATGCCAGGGAGGAAAGTCTTGTACTTGTTCTCTTCTTTCTTATTAAAGAGGCGCTCCCAACGCTCCTTCAAAGAATTAAAGTAAATTTGTCCCGTGTCAATATCACGGTTGATGAGGAGTGCCTTCTTGACGAGGGCTTCGACCTCCTCCACACGATCTTCCTTGATGAGTCCGATGCTCTGGGCGATAGCGGACTTCATAGCCTCCTTCTTGGCGAACTTTTCGACAAGATCCAGCATATACTCAGGGTTAGAAGTAGCTGAAAGATCAAGGTTGTTGATATAGAGGAGTTCATCTTCGTAGTCGGACACATGCTCCTTTGCGTTCAGCTTCCCCTTAATATCCTGTAGGATAAACTCGTCGTTAGGAAGCTTGCCATACTTCTCGTAGTGCTCACGAACAGTGGTGAACAGCTTGGAGTGGCTAGGGAACTCGAAGTAATCGGGCTGGACCAGATTCACGATCTGGAGGTAGAAGTCCCGATTGGACTTGAGTAGGTAAAGGATACTGCGTTGAATGTTTTCTGAAAAATCGTATGCCATTGGTCAACTTTGCTTACGGGGTTTTGTAATGTCAAGGTTGCTACCATCGGCCTGACGGTAGCCCATCTTGTTTGCTCTATTATAGGCGTCCTCCGTCAGTTTCTTTCTCTCATTCAGGACTTTTGTTTTCTCCTCACCTGTAACCTCACGCGCTAGACCATCCTGAGCCATCTTGCCCCAGTTAATATTAGCTGCTTTGTATCGGAAGCTCTCGTCAGTGCTAGACTTCTTGTGGTCCTCGATACGATTCTTTAGCCAGCGATCAGCAGCGGTCTTATCCCACCCCTTTTCCTGTACCTTTTTCACTCTGGATCTGTGAGTATGGAAATCCATATCATCACCCCAGCTAACATTGATGCTGCCATCGAAGTGCCTCTCCGATAGTTTGCTGCATTCAGGACAGCGAGTACGATCAGGAGCTTTTCCCATATCGTACTCGCGTTCCCAAATGAGTTTGCAATCTTTACATACCCATTCGTAGTAAGCCATAATTATTCTTCCCAATAAGGATCATCTTCCCAGGGTAGGGGATCCCAATCAACACTCTCCGCCTGTAAGGGAGCAGGCATCTCCTGATTGGAGTCCAGTTTCGGTTTGTTTGTGCATGTATTGTTGAATGTTTTCATCTGTCAGTGCAATTGCTTGAAGGGGCTCATTACCTTTAGAACCCGCTCGGTAAACTGTAAGACCTTTGAGATAGCCAGCGTAGTCCAATGCTGCCTGGGAGAATTCTTCTGGAGTAGAGGTTCCTGGCAGATTGATCGTCTTCGATATGCAAGAGTCGATATACTTCTGGACGGTTGCTTGAACCTTGATGTGGTCCTCAGGGGCGACATCGTAGGCTCCGACGAATGCATCCAGCGACTTACCTTCATCGAAGTATTGTTGGAATAGTGGATCGACAACTAGCTGCTCCTTCCAGACATTAGCCTGTCGGTAACGACGGTTGTACATCGCTGAGAAGATGGGTTCGATTCCACTAGATACTCCATGCAGCATTGAAATAGTTCCGCAAGGAGGGATGGTGAGCATGACTGCGTTTCTAATTCCATGTCTCTTAACAAGCATTCGGATTCGTGCAGGTAGAGTCTTAGCGAATTCTTCATTTAGGTATTTCTTATAGTTGAACTCGGGGAATGGTTGCTTGTCTCTAGCAAGGTAAATGGACTGCTTGTATGCCTCATCACGAATGGTGGAGAACAATCGCTCCAGCAGTTCCAGACACTTCTCGCTGCCATAGACAATACCGAGTTTGATGAGCATGTAGTGTAGTCCTGTAACACCCAGCCCGATTCTGCGGGATCGCTCGCCAACTTGTCTACATTCTTCTGTGGGGAAAGTATTGACCGTAAGAACATTATCGAGGAACCTTATACCTGTTCGCACATTTTTTGCAAGTCGTTTCCAATCGAGGTCAGACCCATCATCAAGGACCATATTAGATAGATTAATATTCCCCAGACAGCAATTGCCATAGGACGGCAAAGAGATCTCCCCACAGGGGTTTGTCGAATCGAGGCTCTCAAAGTACGAAACATTTGTATAACGATTAGCGAGGTCTATATTATATATGCCTGGATCCCCAGATTCTACGGAATTTTTCCAAATCAGATCCCACAGGTGCTTGGCTTTAATATCTTTGCGTCCAACCATCTCGAAGGTATCAGTCCACTTAACCTTGTGGAAGTTCTGGGCACGCTCCATAGCGTCCTCCTCACTCAGAGCAATAACACGAATGAACTCAGTGTTCTCGGGCTGCTGCTGCTCATCGTAGCTAGTACGAATCACATCGTAGGAGTGATACTCTTTGTTGTTGAAAGTGAAGTGCCAATCCTCACCAAGCTCAACAGCCTCAAGGAAACGATCAGTGATCGCAACAGAGATGTTGAAGTTGTTTAGCTGACCTTGATCAAGTTTCACATGCAGAAACTCAAGTAGATCAGGGTGAGTGACATTAAGTATGCCCATAAGAGCCGTGCGACGGTTCTTCCCTGCTCTGACATGCTCGCCTACCTCGTTAATCATTTTAAGAACGGAAACAGAGCCAGGGGCACTGTTCTTGACGCTGCCGATATCATCTCCCTTGGGGCGAATCTTCGACACATTGAAACCAACACCCCCACCAGCGCAGGAGATACGGTACATATCCATTACGGTCTTACCGATGGAGTCTACATTATCCTCAGGGATAATAACATAACAGTTTAGAAGGTTGTGACGACCTCGGTTACGACCAGAGCCAAAGATGATACGACCACCAGGGATGAAGTCCCCTGAGGAGATAGCCTCGTAGAACCATTTCTCTACGCGCTCCTTCTCATCGTCGTTCTCGGCAGAAGCCATGGTCTTAGCGATAACCTTGGCACGCTCTCGCCATTCAGTCTCACCTGGGTAAGCATAACGGCTCATGAAAATCTCATGGCCCAGTCCTTCTAATTTTGCAATTGTCATATTATTTGTCCTTTAGAGTAGAAATACCTCGATACTTTGTTATAGTCAGCGGCTTGGCGTTATCAAGCAGCGATTTGAGATAATTATTGTGTGTGATTATAAATAAAGTCTTGGTTTTCTTTAGCTCTGATAGTAGTATGTAGAGTCCGTCGAGACCATCTTGATCTAAATTCTCAGCAACTTCATCGAAAAACATCAAGTTACTTTCATCTGGGTTTGATAGTAGTAATAACTCCTGTAGCCCAAGCATGACAGCTAGACTTATTTTCTTCTTCTCCCCACCAGACAGAGACATATAATGAATGTTCTTCTTCTTAGTGGTGATAGTCTCCCTGAGTTCTTCATCAAACTGAACGGTGAACTTACCTTGTGTAAGGTGAGAGAGGTAGAAGTTGACCTTACCATTGAAATGGTTCAGTACATTGCGGATGATATACTTTACCAGCCCTGCCTCAGAGAATGCCTTCTCCCAGAAACGCATCACCTCATAGCTGGACGATGCTTGCTGCTTCTCTGTATGCGCTTGTTGAATCTTCTCAAGCGTGTCAGCTTTCAGACTCTTGTAAGTTTCCTCTTCTTTGAGCAGGTTACGGTATTCCATAACCTTACCGTAATCTTTTGAGGAGACTGGGATAGAGATAAGGGAGTTGAGCTTCTCAAGCTCTGCGACCTCCTCTTCCTTCTGTCTGATCTCCTGTTGGATCTGTCTAAAAGTGGACATAAGGTATTTCGGGTGAGATTCACCTTGAATGGGTTGCCCACATGTATTGCACTTGGATACTTCATTGGGGTTGTCTAACTTTTTTGTTATATCTTTTAGTCTGTTATCTAGTGCTTCGACATCTCGATTATGTCTCACAATCTCCCAAGAATTACGCTCTGTTTCACTCTCAAGTTGAATGATCTCCTCAAAATCTAAATCTAGAGCTAGAGATAGCTTGGATTTTTCAATCTCTTGCTGTAGTTCTTTAAGATATGCAAGTTGCTTATCGAACTTCTTAATATAAGATTCATGTTCTGCTATTGCAGTGTCACATGCCTTGACCTTACCTGAGTATTCAGACTTGAGATACTTAACTGAATCTCTCATGTTGAACACATGGTCTAGATTCAAAAAGTTCTTGATGATGGTCCTCTTATCCTCGGGTGTAGCGTTTACAAATTCGATAGAATTCTGCTGGCCGAAAATGGCGCTGGCGAGGAATACCTTGTAGTTGGTCTTGAGAACCTGCTGCTCTAGGAACGCCTGCGTGGCAGTGAGGTTCTCCAGTGTACGGTTCTCTCCATCTATCCACACCTCGATCAGTGTTGGCCTCTTGCCCCTACGGATCACCACATTGTCATTCACTCTGATGGTAACTACACAGTTCTTCTTCGCTGCGTTGTTGACCATAGCCTCCTCAGTAGACTTGCGGATCGTCTTACCAAACAGACCCCAGACGATAGCCTCTAGGAGGGCACTCTTTCCAGACCCGTTGGATCCTCCTGTGTCTCTGTTCTTCCCCTCAATAAGAACGATGCCCTTGTACTTGTCAAAGGCAACCTTCACTTTCTTGATGGAATAGAAGTTATTGATTTCTATTTCGTTGATTTTCATAAATAGCACTCAACCCTTCCATCAGTTTATCCTTGCCGATGGTAGATTTGCTGGAGTTTATATACTCCTCGATGAGTTCCTCAGACAAATCCGTAGCTACATTGGTGCTGCTAGTATTGAATTCATCTTTATCATCGAAGAGTGGTTTATACTTTACCTCTACCTTACCAACATCGAGCTTATCCATGAGATCTGCTATGCCGTCTTGGGATTCGCTCAGTGTATTGACATTGATACGCAGTAAAGTGTAATGGTTATCATCATTAAGCCAGTCAATGTTCTCTTCAACTGCGTCATAATCTAGTACAAGGTGTCTCGGTCCCCACTCGATATGGTATCTTTCGATTGTATCTCGTTTAACAATTCCATAGTAGCAGTCTTTCCCTGCTTCTCCGAAGTTTGTCGTGTAAGGCGTTCCAAGGACTGTAATCTTTTGGGTGAGAACACACTTATGGATGTGTCCAAGGACTGTGCGATTGCTAAAATCAGAGACGCTAAGGCCGAAATCAGCGTCCCCAGCAGAGTTAAGGGAACCGTGATAACCGAAATGCCCGTATACAGTATAGCCCACAGGAACTCGTCCAAGCTCCTTTCTAATTCTTTCTTCATCTTCGTAGTGAGGGATCATAACCCTCTTGTTGATATCATCTTTGTATGTCTGGGTGATGATATGCACCCTCTTACTAGCTAACAAAGACAGTGCGGTCACACCATCGTCAGACCTGTTCTCACTGTCATGGTTACCTCGTAGAACATAAACCTTGGAGAACCTGTCAGCGCACCAGTCAAGAACCTCTTTCAATGCGAGCAGCACAGAGGGACTAGGCTTCCTGTGCATCATCAGGTCCCCTAGGAATATGCAGTGATCTATGTTCTTCTCATTCTTCTGCGCCTGAATAACAATCTTGCGTACTGCCTCACTCTGGGCTCGTAGAAGATCTTTATCCTTGCAGTCGAAGTGCAGATCACCAATAACTAATGCGTTTACCATTTGCCTAAAGGACACTCCTCAGTTTCTAGTCTGACCTTGTACTTGAGGACGCACCCGCACACATCACAGACTCCACCATTATTATAGGGACAGCGGATGCAGAGTCTAGTCCTTCTGCCCACTTCTTTAGATCGCTTGAACCCCGACAGAGCCCACCTACACATGGCTCTTACAAATCTGATAAACCTACGCATGATATCTCAGGGCTGCCCAGCTTGCAGGGAAGCATTCACTCATGATGCCCCCAATAATCTGTGCGTACTCCTGAGTCTCTTTCTGGGTGTGTTCCTCTGTGCGAAGCTGGTACAGGTGATGCCAGCCTAGTAGAGTTCCAGTCACCACAGAAGTAGTGTACATGTTTTGGGGTAGAACCATGCGTGCCTGCTCCGCGCAAACACCCTCATCTAGCATCTTATTATAGAGAGCTAAGGAGCTAGTGATATGAGCTTGCATACCTTTTCTATACTCAGAGCTTTCTTTGTGTAGTTCTTTAGAGCTACCCTGCTTTACATTGTCAGCAGACTTCCTGTATTGGAAGGGCTCGTAGAACTGAGGCTCACTCGTAATATACCTGCGTGAGACCTCTGACCAAGAAAACCCAACCTGATGCTTTCCAAGCTGGCGTAGCACGAAAATAGGACAAGTAATGCGAAGAGTAGCATGGGGATGCCTGAAAGGTAAGACATGTTTCTCTCTAGCCAAGTAGTTGATAAGTCTTGTGTCTTTTTCAATATCAAACTCCGAGTGTTCCTTATCGAATGAACACCTAGCTGCGTTAACAACTAGAAGATCACCATCCTCAGTGTGGTTTAGCAATTCTACTTTCATATGCATTCTCCGCTACCTCATAAAAACATTGGTTGAATACTTCGTCAGATGTTTGAACCTTAGCTAGGTTAAGTAAGCGTACAACAAGCTGTACATTACCAGCAACATAACCAAGCTGAGGATCATTGTCAATACGATCCT